TTATTGTTTGCGTGACAGATAACTCTATGGGGTATGGTAGCTAGCATTGTTACGGCCCATAGGAGCAAGACTAGATACCTAGTCCTGCTTAAAGTTATACCAGTTGTTTCAGGTTTGTCAATACTTATCGAGCACTTCCGCTAATATCGTATACAAACTTACCTGATTGTAATGCTTTAGCAATAGCTTCTTGGTTCTTTTCATATTCAAAGGTAGTCATTTTGTTTACCTGTGACTCATAAAAGACACCATCTTTGCTTTCGCCTGTAGGTGCAGAACGACTACCACGGGTGTTAACGCTCTCAGCAGCACCCTTATCTGTAGTAGGCTTCTTAGCCTTAATTCCTTTATCAGCTTTGTAAAGATCGATGGCACGGGCAGCAGCCTTAGCATCACTCTCATTATCATACAAAGCATCCTGAACCCACTTAGGTTGTTCATCAACCCAGTTGTGGAACTCATCATCATCACGGATGGCATCAAAGTCTGGATGCAGACGCATCAATTCAGCCTCTGCCTTATCCTTAGATGTTTGATGCTCACGTTCATCTAGCTTTTTGAATCTCTCATCCAAGGCTTGGGTCTGTTCCTTAGCCTTTTTAATTGCAATGGTTTCAACAATCTTTGCAACATCAGGATATTGAGCAGCCCACTCATTCAATTCTTCTTCACTCTTAGGAAGCTTAATTTGCTTCTCTGTACTTTGCTGTAGCTGTGAACGAAGCTCATCAATCTGTTTCTGCAAAGTTACTTGCTGTTGCTGAGAATGTCTACGCAGATCACCATAACGCTTCTTAAAGCTTTTCTCTTCTGCGTTTAAAGAACTGTCTTCAGGATCTGTAGGATCTTCTGAGGGTTTGTTCTTATCTTCAGCCAATTGTTTCAACTCAGCTTCTTCTTGTTCAATCCGATCCTTGTTAGCATTACGCTTACCAAAGGGAGAGAAAGCCTGAGCTTGTTGATTCTGATTTACTACTGCTTCTGTCATAACATACCTTTAAGTTGGGGCTAACTGTAGCTGCATAGCAGGGAGATAGGTAGCCATATGGTGGGAAATTGTTGACACTCGCCAGCCCACCTCTGGTTTGAGTATGCTAATTATATAGTATTATTTCTTAGAAGCAATGCCTCTTTTTTGAGCAAGTGTAGGTTTCTTTGTACGCTTAGCAACAAGACCACCCTTAGCCATAGCCATTGTAGCCATGCCTTGATCATCAAAGTATTTACCACCACCAGAGCCACCACCTCTAAAGTCGAAGGAGCCAGCTAAATTAAAGCCACCACCAGTGTCAGAAGGACCAGCTACATCAAAACCATCTAAGCTTTTACGATAGTCTTCTGCCGCTTTATCTGTTGCTGTTGTATCTGTACTAGATTGTTCCTTTCTAGTCACATCAGCAGCAGCAGATCTACCTGCCTCTGCAGCATCAGATGAAGTGCCACCACTTGTGATGACATTAGCAGCAGCTTGACTAGCTGCACCAGCAGCAGCAGGACTTAATCCCATACTAGTAGCTGAAGAAGCTGCATCAGCAGCAGCAGTAGCAGCAGTACCCCCAGTTCCAGTAGGACCAGCAGTGGCAGCAGCAGTGCTTGTATCAAGATTAGTACCCATAGTATCTGCAATAGATCTAGTAAAGTCTTTTGCTGAACTACTAGCTAGTGCGTTATTAATCCTAGCAGCAACTCCTAATAATGGATTAACTATACCAGCAGCAGCAGTAAGACCTTTGTTAAGAGTATTTGCTGTTACAGTACCATCAGGATTTAAAGTAAAGCCACCAAGACCTGTGCTAACGCCTCCATCAGCATTTGATGTAATATTACCGCCATAAGCATTGACACCTAAACCTCCATCTGTTGTTGTTCCTGTATCGCCACCACCCACTGTAGTGACTTTACCATCTTTACCTGTAATAGCTACATTACCTAAAGCTAAGTCTGTCATTGATGTATTATTAACACCAGACAGATTTGTATTGCCACCAGAAACTAAGCTTGTATTACCACCATCTACACTAGCAGTACCATCAGTTATTTTATTCACTGTAGTTGTAGTATTTGTAAGACCTGTACCAGTCATTCTACTAGCTGGATTAGAGTCTACTACAGAATATCCCTCAGGAATAGTTCCACCGGGTTTTCCATTGAAGTAAGTCATATATAAAGAATCACCAGCAGCGTTCTTTAAAAGCCTAACATCTAAAGCTGGATTAGTGATGGATGTTCTTTGAATGTTATATTTAGCTAAGATGTCTTTATCTGCTGGTGGAACATATACAGCTCCTCCTCCAGCAAATCTTTTCTCTCCTCTACTATCCATATCCACTTCTTCCATGATGTCATCAACTTCAGAAGTGAAGCCACCATCGTCCTCACTATTATGAAGAGCTTCTGGGTTAGACACTTCCTCAGCATTACCCATCTGACCAATCTCATTCATTCGAGACAAGCCTTGCTTAGCTTCATCACGAAGCTTCATCAATCGTTCAAGACCAATGTATCTAACAACATCCGCAGGAATAACAAACTCACCCTCGCTCAGCTTAGCATCAATGTCATCTCTCACTTCTTTTTGCAAAGAACCCGGAGGTACATCATTACCAGATACTGGATCTACCGTACCACCTTCATCATTCATGCCGCCTTCAGCAAACAGTCTATCCATATTATTTGTGTACATTAACTTCATCCTTAAGATAACTTAGTCTGCGTAAAGCAGCAATGGCTCCTTGAGCCTTTCCAATTTCACGGGCATCTGAAGCTTGTTCTAAGTTCTTATGCTGCTGAGCAATCTCAGCATCAAGTAGTTCTAAGAACGCTTCCCATGTAGCGTTAGTGTTTACAAAGCCTTTAAGCTTGGGGAGGTACAGCTTGGACATTACCAGCAAATCCTTGTTCACCCGGCACTGGTGCAGCACCAATACCAATATTTCCACCACCACCACCAGTCATATCAGATACTGGGGGTGGGCCACCTTCAGGACCAGCAACAGGAGGAGCACCTTCTACTGGAGCAGGAGCTGTAGCCTTTTGCATCAGCAACGCTTGACGCATAGCCTCATCCATATTGTTAGTCACCTTGTCTGGATCAAGGTCCATGCTCTTAGCAATCTCACGAATGATGTAGGGAAACTTAGCAAAAGGCATCAATGCTGGTGAGCTGGCAATCTGCAAGAACTGCATCAAGCGTTGGCTCCTCACCTCATTAGCCATCAAGCTCTCTGTACCCCTAGCTGTAACTTCCAAGTCACCTTTAATGCTTTGATCAAAATCAAACTGCATGTTGAAGCTGAAGAAAGCCTTACCCAAAGGAGCTAACAAATAATCATCCACATTCTTGATGATGGTTTTAACACTGCCAGATGCAGCATTCATCAACATAGAAATGCCAGAGGCTGTCCTACCTACACCACTCACACCTGTCTGTCCGTGTGAAAAGGAAGGCATGCCTGTAGACTCATCAGCAAGCTGTCGTGCTTTATCAAACAGTTGTAAGTTCTCAGCAGCTACGTTAGGAAACTTAGTTCCAAACAAGCTTTGACCGGGAGCACCACCCTGTCGCCTAAACACTTTACCGGGATAGACAGTCATGTCTTGTCCGGGAACGAGGTTGGTTTCATCCACCTCGAATACAAGGTTGCCAGACAACACCGCATTGTCCACTGCCATACGCATAAAACCATTCATGAGGGTCTGGGTGTCGTCCATGTTTTCGGCAACACCAATGCCAAATAGAGAGTAGGGGTTTAATTCGCAAGGAGCAGCGTAGTATGGGATGTTGGCTGGCTTAAACGGGTTCAATACTAAACGAATAATTTTATTATTACAGAACCATACATTGGCCTGTAACTCCTTTGCTTCCAACAAAGCATCAGGAATAACAATGTCGTTTTCTTTGAGCATGTCAATGTCAACATTGCCCCAATATTCCAACACTTCAAATCTGTCTGTTCCCAAGTTGGGAGCATAGTCTCTCAAGTCATCTTCCCAATACTTCTTAGTATAGGTGGCTCCCATCTCAATGACTTCTTCAATGACATTGGCTCTAAAGAAGGGACGATTCTTCAAAGTCCTTAGCTGTGTACCACTCAACTTGTGACGCTCAATAATGTATTGAGCTTCTTCCATGTTAGTAGCATCAGGATCAGGATAGAAGTTCCAGATGGACACATGTGATGTCTCTGGTACTGTCTTCATCTCAGGCTTATAAGTGCCTTCTTCATCCCAGCTAGGATATTCTTTTGTCTTAGCAAATGGACCCTTCATGATTCCTGTACCAAACAGAGCCATCTCAAAGGCAGTGGAACGCAGGTGCTTATTAGCACCACTCTCATCCAACTGGTCATGTATCTTCTTTTCCATCTTCTTAGCTGCAACCATTGCAGGATGGAATGTCAAAGAAGAAGGAGTAACGCCCGGACCTTCCTTAAGACCCTCTTGACCACTAAGCTGATTCTTCAAAGGACCAAGCTTCTCCATCAAAGAAGAAAGTGTAGCACCCGGTGCTAGGTCTTTACCATCTCCCTTGTAACCAAAAGGAGAAACCATCTCAGATTCCATACCTTCTGGTGCTTTATCATCAAAATGTACTGTGTCTACTACACCATCAGGTAGGACAGTAGGATCAACGCTGAGAGGAAACTTGTTATTCGCAAATAACACATCAGTGATTTGACCATATGCTGCAAGCACCTTGGTCTTTGTCACCTTAATGAATACACGGCTCTTCTCTGTCTCAGTGAATTTAACATCTGGTCCATAAATACCACGATAGTTTCTATAAGCCTTGAGCCAACGCTGTTCATCCTGTCTACGGCTCTCTTCAGACTTTGTATATCTATCGTTTAGAAAGACTAATAGAGAATCACCAGTGAATGGTATATCTTCACCTTCTTTTTTATCTTTTAAACTAATAGACTTATCGTCCATGAAATTGTTTTGCGCCATAAATACCCTTTAATACCCAAATGTGGGGTCTGCCATCTTCATCCCAGAGCCAGCAGAATTTAATGGATTGTAATCGAACAAACTACTTCTAGGTCTGCTCATCACACCATAACGAATAGCATCATATAAGTGATCTTCAGCTTTAGTATCAATATCCTCTGGGTTTCTCTTGTCCAAAGGTATGATGGGTAGCTGAGCAATCGTGTTCACACAGTTGCTTGTTATAACCAATCTTGGCTGTTCTGTAAAGGCATCAAGTTGTAGCCTTCGATGCAGCTCATTCTTACCTGCCACCCTACTTCCAGCACTTCTATCAGATGGCCTCCACCTACAACCCTCTGCAATCATCTGTTCTGCCAGTGATGGACCTGTGTCACCCCTCTTATGCCAGCAACTACTGTCCAATACACCATATCTCATAGGCCCATCGTTCTCTTCAGCCCTCATGACCATGCGAGCGAGGTCTTTGGCAAGTACCTTGCTAACATATATCTCACGATAGATGACCAATTGTTCACTTGGTGACACAGCAAACCACACCACAGCACTATAACTTCCGTATCCATAGTCACAAGCCCTAAATTTAGTCCAATTACTTGGTATGTGGAACGGTTCCACTACATGTATCTGTCTATTAAACTCAGGAAACGCTGCACCTTCAGCAATATCCCAATTTCCTTCTAGCAATTGCTTCCTTTGGTGCTCAGGAAGAGACAACAACATCGTCTCATAGTCACCTGTCTGCATCAAATAGGGGTTATCCGTCAACATAGCAGGGATAAACCTACGTTTAAACAGTGGTTGCCCCTCTTTGCTGTGTCCTTTTGGGTAGACTAGGGTAGTTCCACTCTCAATATCTGTAGCATCAAAGGCTTTTCCTGCTGGAGAAGGGTCAATAAACATCTTCTTCACCCAAGCATGGCCCGGACCACCCGGATTTGTTGTAGCTCTCATGAAGATTGGTAGGTCTGCTGCCGCTGTACGCAGTCGAGAACGCATATAGTTCCACGGAAATGGCGTATGCCACTGCGTCAACTCATCAAAACCAATCCAGCTAAATGCCAAACCCTGATATCTCAACACATCTTCATCTCTATCAAGGTAAGACATCCACAGTCTTGCCCCTGATGGAGCTTCCCATTGCATCTTACGTTCACTCCATTTGATGCCGGGGTAAATCTTTGGATAAAGCTCTTGACTCTTCCAAATAAGTTCTCGAAGTTCCTCTGTTGTATGACGAAGAAGCAGTCCAGAAAACTGTGGATGTACCATATACCTTAGTGGATCAGCCAACATAGCGTAGCTTTTACCACCACCAGCAGCTCCACCATATAACACCTCCCTCTCTGAGGAAGCTAAGAAGAATGTTTGAGGCCCAGCATTGGGCTTAAACAATACTTCCCTATCATCAGGTGTCGCTAGAGGAATCTCTGGCGAGTTTACTATCGATATATTCGGTGAGCTTGCTGTACTGCTCTGACTCGAAGTATCCTGTTTGGTCTTCCCTGCCGAGCCTCTTGGATTTTTCTTCGTACCTTTCCGCTTGCTCAAGGGCTTTTTTGAGCCTTGTGGCAAGGTTGCGGTAAGTAGCGGATTTTCGTCCATGAGTTCTTTCAGTCTTTATTCTCTTTAACAATCCCACATGGCTTATTGTTCTACCTGTTGTGGTGGTAAGCCAAGCTGCTACCTGCCTAGAGCTATATTGTTTTAAATGTTTCTTAGCTAGTTCTAACGCTTCAAGCTCTGTAGGTATTGGCTGCAAGAGGTTAGGATCTTCTTCATCTTGTCTGTAACCAAATGGTATAGTTTTTCTAATTTTTGGAATAGGTACATATGTTTCCTTTGCTTTGGGCTGTGGCAATATCCAAGCCCCTAAGTCTCTATCACTCACCGCTATCTTTGGCTGGCAAAATCATGATGCCGTTAGGTGCTGTCACCTGAACTTTCTCTGTCTTCACCAAACCAGCCCTGTCTAACAAATCTTTAGCAGCATTAAGCTTCTCTTTCAAGCCTAGCTCTGTAGGGTCAGCAATACCACTCACAACAGCCATAGCTGCTCTAGGGGCATTCATAGCGATGTAAAGCTGTGTAGCCTCAATCACTTCTTCCTTAAGAACTTCCATGAGTACCTTGGTATTGTAGCCTTCGCTATAGCCAGCAAGCTGCCTTGCCTTGGAAGGATTGCCTCCAGCCTCAGCAAATAACACCTCAATGAACTTCTTCTGTTGTTCGCTTAGTTCTCTTTTAGCCATGATTAAAATAGTCCTTGTTCATAGTATTCTTCAACAGTGACAGTGGTGTCCATGCTACTACCAGCCTCTGGTGTAACTACCAAGGTGTCACCGGGATAGAGAGCAAGATAACTACCATCCAGTTTAATATAACCATTTGCAGAAAGAACATAACCACCAACAATGTAGTAATTAGCACCAGCACTAGCATCATGCCATTGAATAGAAACAGTTTTGTTATTACCCCCATGATTGGAAACAAATAACAAATTCATCTTAGCTACAAAATTCTCAGGACAAGTGTAGATAGTGTTAGCAGCTCCCGCTGTTAACACTTTTCCAACACTCCTAATCTTAGGTTCTTTGCTCATTTCTTCTTAGGCTTCACTTTAGCTTCAGACAAGGCAATGGCAATGGCTTGCTTGGGGTTTGTAACAACCTTACCACCTTTACCACTGTGCAAGCCTTTGTCTTTAAACTCACGCATCACTTTGCCTACCTTAGCTATTTGTTTAATAGTAGCCATTATTTTTTCTTAGCTTTCATTGGCTTACCCACACCAATCATGATAGCCACCATAGGCTTACCATTCTTACCTTCTTTGCCCTCTTTAGCCATACACTTACCAGCAGCTTTACACTTGGCTGGTGTGGGGCATCCCTCACAAGGTTTAAACGCTTTCTTAGTAGCCATCATTTACCTTTCTTAGCTGGAGCTTTTTTAACAGCACCGCCCTTAGACATCATTGTTGTTTTAGCTGGCATAGCATAACCACCACCCATCATCTTCTTCTTCTTTGCGTTAGTGGCTGTACGGCTACCTCGAACAGGCATACCACCATACATCATCTTCTTCTCAGGAACCTTAGTAGCTTCAAAAGCCTTACGCTCCAGCTCATTAGCTCTGTCCAAGTAGGTGTTACGCACCTCTTGAGGGACAGAAGTGTCCTTAGCCTTCTCACGGTACATCTTAACTTTTTCTGCATCGGTAGCCATAGTTTCTCCTTTTAGTTACCACTTAACCTTGTCTGCCCAATATGCAGCAGACATCTTACCCTTACTAATATTCTCAGCATGACGAGCTTTGAAGCTCTTCTGCCTAGCCTTGTCCTTAGGAGTGTCTGGACTAGAGCCAGCACCACTAACACCCTGTTGTCCAAATCTAATGAGCTTCACTGTGTCACCCTCTTTAGCTAACACAGCATGACTCTTCGTTGGATGCTTAGGAGTAGCTTTGGGCTTGTTATACCCTGAAAACTCTTCACTACCTTTTTTAATCATCGGAACTTGCTCACTTTCTTAGCAATCTCTTTTGGTTGTTTAACAAACTGCTTACCAGCTTTTGTGCCTTCACGCTTAGCTTTAGTGGTGGCTGCATACTCAGCAGAGCTTAAAGACTTAATGGCAGCTTCAGGAAGATAACGCTCTCCTGTTTTAGCAGAAGGCTTACCAGACTTTGTTGTCCACTTCTGGGCTGTCCAATCCTTTAAAGACTTCTGAGAAGGCTTCATTTGTAACCACCACCAGCAGCTTTATACTTCTTTGCTACAAGCTGTGCTTTCCTAGCAGACCACTCTCCCGGATCACCACCAGCAGAACCAGCCTTCACCCTAGCTACCAACGCCTTACGCATTGTAGGCTTGGTGTAATTACCAGCAGCATTAACTGTGCTTTTCTTTGTAGCCATATTCTTTCTTCCTCGGTAGGTGTCTGTGTTCTTTCCATCCCTCAGCTCTCATAGCATCTTCAACTCTGTCTAAGGGAAATACATATCCTGTGTTCTTCTCTAGTGCTGCTCTAACATAATAGACATCACTGTGGAATAAATGCATCTTGTCTACATAACCTCTGTGTAACGCTAGTGAAGCTTGTGTAGCCACACTGTAGGGGTATGTGTTTGTTAAACCTCTGTCTTCAAGCTCTTGTCGGGTGTAATAGTTCATAATGCTTCATGCTAACACACATAGCCTAGCTAAGGTGGTATGGTAGCATTTATTGCTACTCATAACAACCTATCCCAATGTATGTCTATAGTGTCTATGAAGGTAACGGTAGAAGTCCTGTGAAGAAACTACTACCATTACCTGTAGGGAACGGTACATATCACATAGTGAAATACATACCACCTACCACTAATATCTAGAACATACACCTAGAAAGCCCATAAGGGATGTGTTCATCTATGGCTGTTGTTAGCCCACCCTTTTAGCAACAGCTTTTAACAAGTACCCACATCAAGTCTAGTCTGGTCAGTGTAAGGTGTACCACTGCCAGTGTCCAAAGCAGAACAACAGAGTGGCCCCTCTATTGTTCTCTCTGAGTCTTTTCTCTTCAGCAGCCGATTGCAAGCTCATTTCTTTACCTGTAGCCGGAAGGTAGCTCATACTTTGTTTCGTATCGCCTGTATGTCTAAAGCATACATGGTGCAGGTACTGGTAGTTTTACACACATTGAAACCAATGTCAAGCTTTTTCTGTAGGAACAATCAGAAATATTGCCTAAATAATAAAATGGTCCATACGGGGGTGTTTATAAACCTATAGCTATCAAGATGTTTCTTGATAGATACTTATAAGTTGCATGAAACTTCAATGAGAATTGTTCTTATTTGTACACATATAAGTGTACGGAAGGTAGCTGTTTGTATCACCTTATGTGCATAGTTGATCTGTCCCTAATTGTTTAGTGTATTGAACATTTCTTATGCTAGGGTGTACACATCTCTGGGTAGTTGACGGTGCAAATCGATTGTTTCATCTGCAGCTTTGTTATGAAATATTATTTCTATGACGGTGTGGGAGCTGCCAAGAATGGAGTTTGGTTAACAGACTCAATTTTCCTGATTTTTGTACGAGGCCATATACAATAGCGCCTACACCCCCACTGGCCCACGCCCCGCCCCGCTGCCGCCCAGCCCTGCAGCCGTAGCAGCCCTGCAATGCGTTGCAGATCTTAGGTGATTCAAAGATCTTAACTGCATTCAACTCAAAGAAAAGATTCTTCAATGAATTCAATGACTTAGAAGATCTTGAATACTGATTCAAAATCGGTTCACCACCTCAAAAACCACCGGAAAAGGTTATGCTTTTTTTGCATAACCCCATTGACAGAAGGGTCGGTATATCCACCACCCTAAAGCTATACCCCGATCAGCAAAGTTATCCACAGCAAAATCAGAGTTATCAACAACCTTCAATTTCCAAAGTTATCCACAGCACAACACTGGGTTATCCACAACATCTCAAGCCGAGCCAAGAACAAACTGTGGACAACTCTATCTTGACTTCCTATATTTATAATCACAAAAGACATGCCAACTTGTTGGCATCTTCTTTTGTTTAAATATAGGAAGATCTGCGGGCATGTGCCTGAATCCATGTCTTTCATTTAATAGAGAAAATATCCTTTTTCATGGTAGTGAAAAAAGGGTATTTTCTCTTGAATTCATTAAATGAAAGACATGAAGATGAAAACTGAAATCGATACGGCTCGTTTCCTGAATCTTGCCAAGCTTGTTTTGGACAATTGTGGCGACAGTCTTTGGGATGTTCTCGAAGAGTTTCACCCCGAAAACGGCAAAAAGACTCAGAAATTCATTAGGACTCTCTCAACAAGAGGTGAGTTTCCTGACTCTGAGATGAATGAATTCAGAAGCTGGCTCTATGATTGCCTTAGAGATATCGAATCTCAAAAGGGATATGAGTATGCTTCAGAAGAAGCGGGTTACGATGCTTTAGTGGCTCTAGGTTGAGCCGAACATTTTTTAACTTTCCTTAAGGAACTATCATGACAAATTACGATGCTGTTCAAATTCTCATTGAAATCTCTATAGTGCTTAGCACTATTAGCTTAGCTCTGCTTTGGGAAGATCAGATTAAACTGATGCTTTGCAAAGCTTTTGGTTACAAAGTAACTGGTGTCGGTTTCAAGAAATCACATTACACTCTCAGCAAAGCTGAGGCAATGCAGTGGATGGGATGTTATGACGAGGCACTGTTATTCAAGGGTAAAACCCTTGTTGGTAGCAGAAAAGCCCTGTGATTGACAGGGTTATTGGATAAGATTACAATTGAAACCTCAACGGCAATGTTGCCACAACTTTCCTAAAGGAAACAAAATGTTCAAGTCTAAAGCTCTGCTTTCTGTATCGTCCGATGCCAAAACTATCAAGGGTGAAACCTTAGGTTTCTTAACTGGTATCTTGTATCTAGCTCCGGCAACAACTACCAAGTGGAACACTTGTTCTATGGCAAAGATTGCTCAATGTGATGTGGCTTGCTTGAACAGTGCAGGTCGTGGAGCTTTCAGCTCGGTTCAGCAAGCTAGGGTCAACAAAACCACATGGTTTTTCACTGAACGAAATACTTTCATGCAACAACTTGTTGTTGATATTGCAAAGCTTATCAAGAAGGCTAACAAGCAAGGCTTAAAGCCTTTGGTTAGACTGAACGGCACTAGTGATATTCGTTGGGAAACCGTAGGTTTTACTGATGTTAACGGCATTGAATATGTAAACATATTTGCTGCTTTCCCTGACATTCAATTCTATGACTATACCAAAGATGCAAATCGTAAAGATTTGCCAAGCAACTATGATGTAACTTTCAGTTACTCCGGTGTTGAAGGTTTTCAACCTTATGTTGAGAAAGCTTTGCTTAACAACATGAGAATGGCAGTTGTTTTCCGTAAGGAAAAGGATATCCCAATGACATTTATGGGAATCCCTGTTGTCTCTGGAGACAACTCAGATGTTCGACACCTCGATGACAAAGTCATTGTCGGACTGTATGCCAAAGGTAAAGCGAAGCTTGACCAAACAGGCTTTGTTGTTTGATGACCTTCCGGAAAGCCCTAAGGGGCTTTTCAGAGTGCCATTGAGTATTCTTTATAGGGTGAAGCCCTGCTGTGAAGCAAAGCTTCAGTCGAATGTTCTTTAAAAATTGATACTAGTGTCGGTGAGGGTGCTTGCTATTAGCAAGGTAAGCGTCATCACTATGGACTAGCCTAGCCTATACAAGGTGAATGTATAGGGCATGCTGATACATCATGCTGATAATGTATGTGAGGGACAATTCCATTGTGGCACTGGGGTCGGTGCTAGACAATGGGTTTCTGAAGTTGCTTAATTTTTGAGCAACTTCTCAAGCAACTCTTCCTGAAAGGAAACACAATGGTACTAGATACTCCACAGAAAATCGAAGCTTTCCGTCTCCGTTCTCTAAGACAAGGTCTTAAACTGGAGATGAAAGGTATGCGACTCACCTCTAAAGGTAAGACTTGCTATGCAATTCTTAAAGGGATGGGTTACAAAGGCACGAAGCAACAGGTGTTTGATGCAGTCACTATCGACAGTGAAAATGCACTGGCTGAAGCAATCAATTCCTGAAAGGAAACAACATGACTACCAAAGAAATCACAATGTATGGATGTGACATTGATGCTTTTAAGAAAAGCGTCAAAGACAGTTTCACTTATGAAGTGGCAGGGGGTGCAATGATAATTGCAGGACTCATGTCAGATGCTCAAGAGCTAATGGCACTGGGTGACACCGAGACTGCGAGACAGTATCTGAACAGGGCTAAAGCCCTTGTGTTTGACATGATGGATCCTGAAATCAAAACCAACCCACTTAGCTTTCTTCCTGAAAGGAAATGACATGGAATATGTGATAGGCACTGTCTGCTTTGCAGCATTTGTTGCTGTAAAGTTTTGGTTATTAACTAAACTTTCCTGAAAGGAAACAACATGCTAGGTATCAATGTGAGGAACACAAAGGATGAATCCTTTGCTGACCTAATCGTTGATGGTTTAAAAACCATTGAGACAAGAGAGAGCAAGAGTTTGCATCCTTATATGGGGCAGAGAGTTGCCATCATTAGGACAGGACTAGGCAAGGCAGTTGCCATTGGTGAGGTGACAATCCTAAAGGGATTCAGTTGGACTAACAGTAGATCCATCTTCGATGCTCACTACGATGAGCACTTGGTTAAAAAGTATTCTACTTTTTACATTGATGAGAGCAAAGGAAAGTACATGTACTTCCTGACTGATGCTGTCAGATATGACACTGAAGTCCCTGTCAATACCCTTGGTATTGTGGCTCGTAAAGTTTATGGTTTAACTTCCTGAAAGGAAACAACATGGCTCTGACTAAAAAGCAGATGCAAGAGATGGCTGATGTACTCATCAAAGCATACAAGCATGAGATTGTTGATGAGGGTGACTGGTGGTATGGCACTGATGAACATTCGTTCAACATCCATACACCGAATGATGATGGTTGGTACAACATCAATGTCTACGACACCATTGATGGTGTTGATAACACTGATACTTGGGTTGATCTTGACCCTGTCTACTTAGGATTTCCAAAATGAGAGTGTTTGTTTACTTCAATCTGCACAAGAAATGCTTCAGCATTAAAGCCTTGGAAGGTGCTGACAAGGGTAGAGTGATTGCCCATCGTGACACTGTGGTGTTAGATGGATGCAAGCTGATGGTGTCCGAAGCAGGGCGACAGAGGGTGCTTCGAGAGAAGCGTAAGAATGTACATGCTGGTGTTAGTGGCACTTGGATTAACTACTGCACCAACAGAGCTGACAATCAATTTGATTTCATCAGCATTGTCGGTAGGCAAGTTACTTATAACCCTTATAAGTATGATAGCTTTGTGTTCAAGACCACTGAACAACCTGTAAAGGTGGCTGATGTGGTGGCAATGAAGGTGATGCCAATGGCTGATGGTGTTAAGCGTGGTGTTATTTACATGAGGAGTTTCGAATGAGAAAGATACTTGCGAAGCATGGCTACGAAGTGTGGGCTAGATGGGAAAGCGAAGCTGAAATATTTGAGTTGTTCACTGACTCAGATGCAGTGGGTTACGTTGGCTTTGCTGAGTCGATAGCAGAGGCTATCAAGATAGGCACTTGGCATATTGAAGAACAACATTCGGAGGCAACATGGAACGGATCATGAAGGCTAGATACAAAGGTATCTGTTGCAAGACAGGGGCAATCATTAATGTCGGTGACATTATTGTTTACAACTCAGCTACTCGAAAGGCTTGGCTGACAGTGGATGAGGACAGGATGGTGGTACATGTTTGCTGTAGGTGACATGAAGATCCCTCTGATAAATGAGACAGGCTTGTCTCGTAACAACTATGACATTGGCATTGCTGTGGCACTCGGTGACATAGACTTTAGATTGACAGAGGATGAAATCCTCGACTTCTATTACTCAACAATTAACTTTCCGAGGAACGATTATGGGACTTGATATGTATGCATTTGCTATCAATGCGGATAGCGTAGGTAGTAGCACTGTTGATGTGGCACTGGGTGATGGTGCTATGCAACTCAGCTACTGGCGAAAGTTCAATGCTTTGCATGGTTGGATGGAGGATTTGTACCGCCAAAAGGGTGGCTCTAAAGAGAGCTTCAACTGCACCACTGTTCGTCTTGATCTGAAAGATCTAGACAGACTGGAGATGGACACTGGCAACAACAAGCTAGTGCCTGTCAATGGGTTCTTCTTCGGTGCTCAAGAGATATATCCCGAAGATCTTGAGAGTGTCGGTGACTTCGTCAAGGTGGCAAGGCAAGCCATTGCCGATGGCAAGGCAGTGTTCTACGATAGTTGGTGGTGATATGAGATACAAATACATTGTGAACTGGCCTAACAGCATCACCCCTGTAGCTTCTTTCAGGACAATGAAAGCAGCTAGAGCACACTCAGCCAAGCTCATTGATGATCAAGCGTTTGACCATCAGTTCTTTGGCACTAAGGTTTACCTTCCACTTATTAAACGACAACCCATCCTGAAAGGAAACACACAATGAACATGAAGATCAGTGAGAGGTTTGCCCTCAACCAGTGGCTCTCCGGCTACCCCGACAACTTCTCTTATGCAGACATCTTGTGCAAGCTTGGCTGTGAGGATGTAACAGTGTGGAAGGTACTTGATGGTTATGTAACACATGAGATTGCTAACATCATTGAAGACACTCGGAAACAATTTGAGGATAGTGCTAATGACTTATGTCATAGCATTAAGTTGAGTGATGCTATGGAAGGAGCATGTGATGACTAATCGATACAAAGTGATTGCTAAGATGACAACATACTTGTATGTTCATGTTGATGCCGACAGTGAGGATGATGCTATAGACATAGCTAAGAACATTGATGGTGGTGATTTCATACCCCTCAATCAAGGCATTGTGGCTGAGGGTGATTGGGAAATAATTGATGCACAGTTAGAGCTTGACCACCATCCCGATTGCCCTGCAGTTGATGGGTTTGGGTGTCGTTGTACAGAGATAGAAGAGGTAAACAAATGAGCAAGATAGAATTTACTGCAGACTTTTTCGGTAGGTGTTATGTAGCTACCCTGCCCAACTTCTCCAAGGCTATGAAGCCTAAGGATATAGCATCCACCTTCTACACCCCGAAGACGAAGGGCTACTATGCCTTCATCAAGGGCATGGAAAAGGAACTGGCTAATGCACATAGCAAACCCAGTAACTAAGACAGTGTGGCACTGCTACACCAAGTGCAGACTAGGCATCTACTACGGCATCATCACCAAGCATGTTGATGGTGTCGAGGTGCTAGTGGTTAAGGAGAGCTATGCCACCCGAAAGGTGGCTAAGCAAATGGCAATAAAGAAATGTAAACAACTTGCAAAGGAAACAACATGACACATGATGATTCGTATGAAAGGATTGATAAGATGTGGGCAATCAAAGCGGAGGAGGTGCTACCACCACCATACACCCTGCACTGGGAGTTCAGCAATGGACATGGATGGCAACACTCTTTCGATGAAAGAGGACAGATGGAAACATACATGACTAAGTGTGGACTTAGGTCACATCAAAACATCGTGAAGCTTAGCTTTGTGGTAGGGGCTACTGGTAAGACAGTGGTATTGGCAGGGACTATCGAGGAGCTAACATCATGACAGAACAGAAGACATTCACCATCACTGTATACACTGATGCAGGGCATGGATGGGGCAAGGTGAAGCGTAAGGTGTTAGACAACTTAGGCATTGCCCCTGATGTAAGCAGCTACAGCTACCAGTACAAGGACAATGTGTACCTTGAGGAAGACTGTGACTTGTCGTTGTTGTTACAACGATTGCACTCAGATAATGTGTCAGTTAAGTGGGTCACTAAACACACCGATGGTGATAGCAAGATTCGTTCTTATGAAAGGTATGCATATGTACAAGATACAAACCAGACTGCGTGACAAGTGGTACTGCCTAGAGTTTGATGTGTCAGACAGTGGCAACTACAAGCCAAGGCGTTATGCCACACTACCTGATGCATCAAATGCACTGGAACGCTACCTCGATGGCTTGTTCTTTGCCAACAGGGAACAGGTAGACTTAGGAAACTTTCGTATAGTTAAGGAATGAAATGAATACAAAGATGTTAAGACATGTTCGCACTCTGTTCAACACCGAAGGTGTAGAGAGGCGTATCAATAGACACAACCAACGGCAGTGGGTGCGTAGCATTCGCTTCCTCGGTGACAAGTGGTTGTTAGCTACACCAGTACAACGAAAGGAAAATGTAAATGCGTAAAGACAATCCAACTTGGCCTTTCCCTGCCAACCCACTACCACCCTCTCAACCACCTGAGCCTAGACATGAGTGACATGGAGATGTATACTTGGTTCTTTGCATGTTGGTGCATAGCAATGGTGGCTATATGGATGTAGACCTTAGCTATCAGCTAGGCTTTGTTCGTGGACTGCGTAGCTTAGGCATCAGCTACCAGTGGATGAGCAGGGATTACATCAAGGGCTATGCCAAAGGCACTGAGATGAAACGACTACACCTATTACAGGAGGAAAATTATGTTAAGCGAAGTGGACATCAGGGACTTCGACAAGCAACCAGTGACACCGCTGTACTCAGTGAAGCCTAAGAGCTATGTACAATGCCCTCGCACTGAGGCTGTCTACTACTTCGATCACATCGATGGCATGTATAGCTACTGCCTAGATATGTTCGGTGACACTATCCATCTAGTAGCATGGATGGATGTGATACCTTTGGCTAAAAAGCCTGAGTAAACTGTAGGGGTATTGCACTGCCCCTAATTTTGTGGTTATAATTAAGCGTCAGTTGCTGACACTCACTCACTTTTCTTAAGGAAACATCATGGCTAAACATGTAATCTTCTCTCGCAATGTTAACAATTCTGCTCTCTCTACAGAGCGTATCCAACAACTTGCCCCTGCTGCTTTCAGCACAACCAAGGCTGACCGCCTTACAGATCGTTATGTGTCATTGAACACAAGCGACATCATCACAGTGATGCAAGACTATGGATATGCACCAGTGCAAGCAGCACAAAAGCGTAGCCGTAAGAACAACCCTG